CGCGTATGCTTAGCTGGGCTTGGCCCATCTTTGGATATCAGCATACGTTTTGTTTACCGCGTGGTTTTTTGTATTTATATATGTATAGCTTATGTTTGTGTTTGATAATTATATCATCCCTGTGAACTAATTTCTATATCAGGTCAACTTATGATTATCATTTGTGTTTATTTTAATATATTTTCACGAACTATTTCTTTATATAAAATTATAAAATTTATAAAAATTATAAAAATAAAAATACAAAAATATTTCCCTCATTCCCCTATCTAAGATATCCCCCTATCCTAATAGCCACCTATGTGTGGACTGTGGATTTGTGATATGTTGCGTGTTTGCTAGTGCCTTTTGAAGAGCGACTTCAGATTGGAGTTACCAAGTACCAACTATATGACGACTGAGAGTGGGCGACCCCCACCCAGTGCGACGTATATACCGGTTTTTACCGGGCATGACATGTGGTCATGTGCGTGGGAATAATTACCGAAATTTGTTGTTGTGAACTTCTTAAGGTTTTCCTTAAAGTTAGTTTGCATTCTTCATGGATCGGATCCATGGAAGGGCAGGTCTGGTTGTACAGTGAATACCATTGTGTGCCAGATGTGTTGTGCTTTTGTGGTGCCTCACAGTTGATTACTGTGTACATTACGAAAACTTGCTATCTAAACTCTCGTATTTAGTAAGTCAAAGACCGTTCCAGGTTACCCTTGCGGGCGATTTGGTTGAGGTCGGGCACCCTGAGCTCCCCCTTTGTGGAGCTTAGGTCTTTTCCGGCTCTCTTCCTGTGGACAGGATATTTTTGAGTTATCGTTTAGAAAAACGGGCCGTTTCGGACTAGCCGTAAAGTTCACCAAACCTCCCTCTCTGCAGACACCAAGGATTATATTAGTACCTTGGCATTTTTATTATTTATATTGAAAATGTCTACTATTTCAGAACCTAGTTCTGGTGTTATGTTGAGATGGATTGTTAGAGACCCTCGTGGTTTCGTGAAGTTTGCGTCGGACCTTAATAAGTCTGACCTTTCTTTGCATCGAATTCGTAGAGAGCTCTTTGACAGATACATCAATCTCATTGATATGTCTATTGGAGAGCACGAACATAGTTACCCTGCTGATTTGCATTATTCTATTGTCTCATGTCTTACTGCTCGTTCAGAGCGTATTGACGACAATAAAATACTTGCATGTCTTACAGGCGTTGCTCAGATACTTAACGTGTTAGGCCCTTTAGAAGCTCAGATGGAGCGTTTCTTTGGGACTGACAAGGTTAAAGATGAGATTGCAGAAATGCGTACCTCTATTACTACCGCTGTCGAACGCGCTGAAAAGCGTATAGATGAGCGAGTTGGTAATATTGAGAAGAGTGTGGCTGATGGAAGCCGCGCTATTGTATCTCTTAAAGATCATATTCTTTCTATTCTCTCTAATTCTTTTAAAACAGTGAAGGAGAATTTGGTGAAAGTGGCAGAGATGTTTAGTTCATTACTAATTTCTCTTGCTACTTGTTACCATACCACTGACAATGTTGTCAGATTAGGAGTACTTTCTTCCTGGGCTCTTAGCTCGGGATTAGCAACTTCGGTTGTTAATGGAATTTACAGACTCGCTTTGCGTAGCGGGCTTAAAGCTCAAGGAGATGATGATGAAGAACGTGAAAGCATTCTTACTGCGGTTTCAGAGGTGGTTAAAGCCGCTTTCTCGAAACTCACTAATTATGATATGTCTAAAACCGTGAAGCGTGTTTCTCTTATGAACGCGTATATGAAGTTTATCAAAATAGGCCATTCGTCTATTACATTTATACTTCACGTGTTTGAGATTGCTTTTCACTATGTTTATGAGTGGTGGTATGGGTACCCCTATGTCACTACCGAACAAGAACAGTTATGGAAAGATATAACTTCATGGTTGAGAAGCGTTTTTGAAATTATCCAGGATGAACCAGATTTACACTCTGCTGTCATTCGTGGACAAGTTCACGCTCTTATGCACCAGTCAGATGGACTGGCTGCTAAGATTTCAGAAACTCAGATGATGAACTCTACAACCGTAGTGTTCATGGATACAAGAAGAAGATTAGCTGATATACACGTTGTTGTACAAAGATTCGAAAGAGTCGATAAAGGTAGAATAAAACCGTTATTTGTACAAATATGTGGTAAAGCTGATCAAGGAAAATCAGTGTTGGCTTCAATGCTGACACGTGATATCATGAAAGCCGTTGGCTTAACATACTCCCCTGAACAGGAGTGGTGTTATAGCGGCGAAGACGATCATGACGAAGGTTACGAGCATCAATTTGCTTGTATTATGGATGACTTTTTCCAGAACCCTGATGAAGCGTACAGAACTAAAATAATGATGAAAGTCATTCGTATGGCAAATGATGCCACCTGTTCGCTCACCATGGCTTTTCAAGGAAAAGGTCATACATTTTTCGACTCACGTTTATTAATTGCTACCGCCAATAGTGTGAAAACACCTGGTGCGTCTGTTAGCAATAATAATGGAGGAGAAAAGAAAACTGATGGCGTTAAACCTGCCTTGCAATCTATGCTTGCCTTTATGAGTAGGCGAGATATTCTTGCAGAAGTGGTTTCAAAGTCTATGATCTCTCATGACTCGAATGTGCGTACTCTAAAAGCTGATCGAATTACACCTCAAGTGTATCAGATCCAGCTTTATAATGTGCGTACTGAAGAGCCAGAAGGAGAACCTATAGACTATCCTACATTCTTGCAATTGTGTTTGCAACGATACATCGAAATCGAAGAAAAGGAAGGAAACATAAAACATGTGTTAGCCGTTCAAGAATTAGAAGAAGATGTACAGTTAGTTGTGAATAGATTTAATAAGATATATAAGGATAAGAAGATTGATGATAGATTGGAAGAAATTTCAAAGTCTATCGGAAAAACAGAGTTAAAAGCTCAGGGTGAAGATGATGATTATGACACTGCTACACCTAAAATAATTAAAGATAAACCAGACGCTAACTCAAACGAATCGTTATTCAAAGCATTGGATAACGCGGGTATTCCTCCCTCAACAACAAAACAAGGAATCGTGAAAGTTAGTTACTGGTCGAAAATTAAGAAATTAGCAGTTAGAATCAAAGACGCACTGCTTAGCGCAGTGAAATACTTTGGCGAATTAGCCAAAGAAAGTTTTAAGACAGGAGTTGTCATGGCTGGTGCTTTCATAACTTTCTTGTTAAGTATTAGAGGAATTGCATATGTAATGGAATTATTTAAGAAACCTCAACAAGAAGATATAGAAGCACAGTCAGGACCTATTAATGTCTTGCCGCGTAGTACGGTCACTACAACTGGCGTGCCTGTTCGTTCTTTTTCCACTTATGGAGGACAACAACAGTCAGCTAGTTCGGATGACCCTGCTGCGTTTGATATAGTCGAGCATGTTTTACCAAAGAATGTGTGTTATGGGAAAACTGCCAATGGCAGAACCCGAATGCTCGCTTTAGGAGAACAAGACTATCTCGCACCGCGTCACTTGATTGAAGACGTGGAGAAGCAAGAATTAACTATTACTTTCCTAGATGGAGAGCAGTATACTGTGGATTTGAATCAGAGTACTATTGTGAAGAGCGAAGTCGATGACCAAGTGTTTATCACCGTTCCTAATACAGTACCTGCTCGAAAGTCTATAGTTAAACATTTCTTGCATGATGAAGATTTGAAGCATATATCTGGCAATACTGTCGGACTGGTTGTACTTAATTCAAAGCATGGATCTAATGTCCGTACCACCACAGAGCATCCCGAAAGGATGTCTCGTGTTGTGTACGACAATAGTTCAAAAACGTTGAGAAAAGCGTCAAACCAGAATACATATTGCTTCAAAAATATTTCTACATTCCAAGGAGAATGTGGATCGCCTTACTTGTTGCTTTATACTAAGATCCCAAGAAAGATCTTTGGTATTCATGTAGCTGGTGGGCCACTTGCGTGTTGCTCTATAGTGACACAAGAAACCATTCGAGCTGCTCTTCCTAGATTAGTGGCTCAGATGGAACCTACTCCTGTGATCGATATTTCTATCTTCAATGATAGTGGAGTAGCTAGGTTTTTGCGTACCGTTCCCCCTAAGGAAGCTGTGCGTATGCCTGGAAAATCAAGCAAAGTGGTGTCGCCAATATCTGGTGTTCTTGCTGAACCCGATTGTGCACCTGCTATGCTTAAACCAACCAACGGGATAAAACCTGTTGAAGTGACACTTAAAAAGAAAGTGTCTCGCCCTCTTAATACTTATAGCGATCAATATTTAGAGAGGGCAATTACTGTAGTCTCTGAGATGATACCTCACAAGGTTATTCCTCGGATTCTTACTATGGATGAAGCACTTAATGGGCCTGATGGAGCACAATTCCTAGGACCTGTTGAAGTGAAGACCTCACCCGGATATCCATATAATACAGAACATTTATTGGGTGGAGGTAAAGCTGCTCTATTGACAAGAGTTGGTGAGCGACTTGTCCCCACAGATAGGATCAAAAATAAAGTTGAGGAGGCTCTAGATTTCCTTGGAAAAGGAATTGCCCCCGATTTTATTGTTTGTGATAATCTTAAAGATGAGTTGCTACCATTTGAGAAGGTAGAGAAAGGACAGACGAGGATCATGAATACGATGCCTCTTGAGATCTTGATATTAGAAAGAATGTACACTGGAATGTTCTTTGAGAACATTATGCGTTGGCGTGCTGAGATAGATTCATTCTGCAGTTTAGGAATGAATGCTCATGACGCTTTCTCTTATAAGAAAGTACATCAGAAGATAAAGCAATACAGTGAGAAAGTATTAGCTGGAGATATTAAGTCGATGGATGCTTCACTACAAAAAGTGATTTTGCGTGCTGTCAATAAAGTGATTATTAATTGGTATAAACCGTTTTTGCCTTGGGCTGAATTGTTCAAGTTGGAACTCTTATTGACCTCGCTGTGCATAAATGTAAAACACATTGTTGCGAACGTGATTTATGAGCAAACTAGTAATACTAGTGGACGATTTTTAACGACTATAATCAATTCTATTGCTATGGTTTTGCTCTGGACAGCATGTGTGTTGTGTAAGAGTACTGAGAATCAAACGTATATAGAATACATGGCACCAAGGCTGATTGAAACCTTTGGTGATGACCATGTGATTGGTAAACTTTTTGAGATATCCATGCTTGATTTTGCCGAATACTTAAGCAGGTATGGAATAGAATACACTTCGATAGACAAAAAGTCTAGTTTACCAGAATATTATCATATTAGTGAAGTGACTTATCTCAAAAGATATTTTGTCCAACGAGGACCCTTTGTGTGGGGTGCTTTAGACAGGAATGTTATCGAACAGATACCAAATTATATAACAAAAGAGGAAGGAGCTCTTTTGTCCTGTTGTGAAAGCACATTACGCGAAGCCTTCTTGTGGGGCAAGCCAGTGTTTAAAGATTATAAAACTAAAATAAATGTTGCACTGGCTAAAGCTGGTTATCCTAAAATAACCCTTAATTATAGACATTTATATGCTGAGCACTTTAATGCTGCTAATGCGTTAGTAGCTGAACAAGTGGAGGTGGATCTGAAATTTATGCTTAGAGCTCAGCTTGAAACAGCAAACCTGATGGAATATCATGGCCCTAGAGAGGTTGTCGCTATTCAACATGATAACGAACCGCTAGAGCCTTTATTTAGAATGAGTTTACCTTTTAAGATAGAACCGAGTCAAAGTAAATGGCAGATGGAACCTATAAGAAATTTATGTCAGACTTTAATGGAACACAAGTATATTATGCCAAAACTTAAACAACTTGTGGAAATTACAGATCCTGACTATGTGCCGGGGTTACATTCACAAATGGAACCCGCGGATGATGAAGAACCATATGAAAGAGTATGGAAAACAAATGACGAAAAGGTGTTTGAACAACGTGCAACTCGTATACCTATGGCAACAAATATGACTCAATTTAATTTCTGTTATACTTGCTGTCGATGGCAATCGCTTTGCATATGTGTGATAAATATGCCTGTTCCCCCTCCTCGTCCTTTGGCAGATTGGGAGAAAGATATACCCCAACTGTTTGAAAAGGGAGCGGAAACAAAAGAAGAAGAAGAAGAATCAAGTGATTCTGATACTGAGAAAGCTAGAAAAGAACTCTTTGTGATCAGTTCTGAAGAGGAGTATGACGATGAATTTGAAAATGACCGTTATATTGCTTATTATGAACAAATGGAAGAAGATTACAAAGATTTTTGTACTTATTGCGAATCCTTCTACTGCAATTGCGAAGAAGATAGCGATGATGAGATCGGAGGCTCTATTGATAGAGATCAATATATGCAAGCTATCGAAGCTCAAGGAGAATTTCTAGTTGAAGAAGTTTGTGATGAGTGCGAATGTGCATTCGACATTTGCGAATGTCGAAAGGTGCTGAAAGCTCAAATGGAGCCCATCACAGCCGTGGCTGGTGAATTGAAGGGTGGACAAACTACTGTACAAACTACTACTGAATTTGTTGATGAGGCAGGAAAGACGAATCCTACAGCTGAAACGCCTACTACAGTTATGTCTGTTGCTCAAGGAATGGATCCATATCCTGACCAAGGGCTTAGTACTATACTGAAGAGGCCTTACCCCATTGTCCAAGTGACATGGTCAACTGCTGGAAACGTGGGTGATGTGTTGACCACTCTTACATTCCCTGATATGTTAATGGCAATACCAAACATTGCTGATAAGCTTAATCGCTTTCAGTATTTGAGAAGTGGAATAAAAGTGGGCTGCAGAATAAATGGAACGATTAATCATGCCGGAAAGCTCTTAATATCATGGTTGCCGCATTATAATAATAATAATTTAACAACCTTTGCACCCTTCACTAACATGTATTCAGCTGCTGCGAACAATTCATTAATGGTGTCAGCAAACACCAACGGAGTCGTAGAGTGGATCATGCCTTTTGTCGGGCCTTTGAGATTCTGGAATATGAAGGATCTTGCGGATTCTGGACAAGCCGCTTATGGTATGTTCGGATACGTTAATGTCTATATCCTCCATCCTCTCACGCTACAAAATGCTACATCAGTATCTTCTTTAGAAGTTACTTTTTATGCAAACTTCGAGGATCCAGCTCCTGCTGGTTGGGGTTTGCGTACGGGCAGTGCGGTCTCTCGATTGCGCGCTCAAGGAAAAGAAGGGAAAAATAAAAGTAAAAACAAAGTTATGAGTGATGATCTCATTTCTGGTATGATCACACCTTTTACAACCTTGGCTGCCAATTTGGGCGGCATGGTTTCAAATACCGTCGGATCGCTTACGAAGGGCGCGACTGGTGCAGTGAATGGTGTGTTAGATGCTGGAACTGGGGCTATAAACTCTGGCCTTGCTGGAGCTACGGGCTCGCTTGCTGGAATTATGGCTCAAACTTACCTTGCTAAGCCTACAGATTTGTCTACAGTTACAAAAGTAATTAAAAAGAATACGACATCTATGGCTTTGGCTAAGGGTTTGGATGGAGCTGAAAAACTGGCTATGGACCCTGAGAACCAAGTTGCTGATGACTGGAGAATATTTTGCACACCTTGTGACTACAATTTGTTTGCAAATTACAAGCTTTTGCCAGGCTTGGTTATGGTTGGTTCTTTTAATGATGGAACTGCTGTGGGAACGAACGTCATACAGATACCTATCACTCCTACTTATGTTCATTTTAGAACTATAACTGGTCCTCCTGTACATCAAGTTTATTCTATGACGCCGCTAGCAAATCTCTGTTCTTTCTTTAAGTTCTGGAGGGGTGGAGTAAAATTCCACATTGTGTTTACGTGCTCTAAGATGACAGCTTGTCGTTTAAGGATTCACTGGTTGCCTGATCCTACTCACGCGGGGTCAATGGCCTCAAACGAAGATGGTGATGTTGCTAATAGAGTGATATCAATTATGGGTGACACATCAACTTCTGTTCTCATACCTTACTTGCGCGAAGTTCCTTGGTTAGATGTAGTTGATCCTTACGCAGCTACAACAATACCTTCAACAGCTTGGACCGGAATGAATGGTCAGCTTGAAGTTACGTTGTTAAATCCTGTTGTATCGAACAACCAAACCGCTGGTGCCTCTATAGTTTGGTTTGCTGTGTATATGTCTGGAGCTGAAGATTTTGAAGTTTCTAGACCTACCTACCTTTGGAACGGTTATACTGATGCTGTTAACCAAATGAAGACTATCAAGGGTAAAGAAGAAGAAGAAAGACCTAGAAGAGCGTTCTCCACTTTGTCGAAATCTGATATGTTTGCTAATTATGGCAAGGGTGAAATTACCCCAGGCCTAAGATCGCAAATGGAGACAGATCTTACTGATACGAGTGATATGAGAGCTCACTTTAGAAAACCGTTCCCTAGTCTCGTTCCAACGAGTTCTAAGGTGACAGTTAGGTGTGAAATGGGAGAAGAAGTTACTTCTTGGCCTGAGCTTATGAAGAGATATCATTATTATAACGTGGCTAATGGACAGCAAACCTTTATCTTGAGTCCTTGGACTTATAGAAATGGTGTGCATGCTATTGATCGCGTACGAAGAAGTTTCTTATTCTCTCGCGGAAGTATAAGATGGAAAGGTGTGCCTATTCTAATTCCACAGACTTTCATGGTGCAAGTGACCAACACTGATTCCGGTGATCCAGTTACTGTGGATTCATCAAGTGATGAAGGTATGTTGATCCAGCGCTCAGATACGAATCCTGTGTTTGAGTGGGAGACCCCTTACTATGTTCCCTATATAATGATGCCCAATACTGGTACCCTTGTGGACACTGGACATCAAGCTTCTGAAATTATTATGACCCCTGATAATTCAGCCCCACAGTATCCTAATGTGAATTATTACATGTCTGTGGGTGATGATTTTCTGTATGGAGTTCCCTGCGCTCCAATTCAATTGACTAGTCAATCAATGATCAAGCAGGAGAAGGCTGCGACCGAGCCACAATCGGCAATTTATTTTTCAAGTCGAGTTATCGACAGTTATCAAAATGTTTCTGGAGTAACAAGCTCACAGAAGTCAGTTCCTAATTCCTCTCTGGCTTCTGGTGGAAACGTACGTCGTTAGGCTACCCCTAATTTAGGGGGGGCCGCTCGATCGTACTATTTCTACAAACTTGTTTCTTGCAGAGGC